GCCGCAGTGGGTCAGTTCAAACCTACTCCAATCGATTGGACGAATTTCCCAGTCACCAACCGTACCCGAATCGACATCAACAATCGCGACGGACAAGTTGTTCTGGGCGGCGATGGATCGCAGGACAATAGCAACCGTCCTATTGCGATTGTTCCGCCTGTCGTTGTCACCAACCCGTAAGGGAAAGGAGATATCATGTCGCTAGGACTCTTGTTCTGGATTCTGATGCTGTTCTGGGTAGTCGGCTACGGTTACGGGGCCACCCGCTCGCCGCTGAATTGGCCATCGGTCGGGCCGAACATTCTGCTGTTCGTCCTGTTGGTCTGCCTCGGCTGGAAGGTCTTCAGCGCCCCCATCCAGTGATGTCGGTCGCGACGGCACGGAAGAGGTACTGGGCGCATGTACGACGCATCAAGCGCCAGTGGTGTCGGGAACATATGCGGCTGTGGAACAAAGGTCGCTGTTGTTGATGGAGTAGAATTACGCGCCGGTTTTTATTCGGCTAACCAAGGAGATTTACAAATGAATCCTACGTTCTGTCTGATTTTCCCTCTCGGTGAACTCGGCGCAGGAATGCCCGGTCAAGGTCTGCCGGGTGTTCCGGTGTACCCCGGCCAAGGGTTGCCCGCGCACCCCGGCCATCCGTCGCACCCGATCATCATTCCGCCCGGTGCGCTTGGCCCCGGCAATGTCGGTTCGTCGCATCCCATCGTGCTGCCCGACCCACCCGCGCCCGACCAAGGTCTGCCGGGTGGTGGTTGGGGCGGCTATCCGTCGCAAGGTTTGCCGGGTGGTGGCTATCCGTCGCAAGGTCTGCCGGGTGGTGGCTATCCCAGCACGGGGCCGATCCTGCCCGGTGGCGTGCGTCCGTCGCATCCCATCGTGTACCCGCCCGGTTTGCCCGACCAAGGATTGCCGCCGACGCCGGGACTACCCCCGCTGGTGCCGACCAACCCCATCGCAGGACTGCCGGAAGCGGGTCAGCTGCCATCGATGCCGCCCGTGCACCCGTGGCTTCCCGGTCACGGTCCCGGCGATCACCTGTCGCTGCCCGAAGGCAGTGTGATGCTGATCCCGGTACCGCAGGACAAGCCGATGCCGGTGCCGCCCACGGTGCCGACCGGTTCCATGCCGTACATCGCATGGGCAGGCCGAGGCAAGGCTCCGGTGCTGGTCTGGATCGCACCGAAGGCAACGCCGAAGTAACAGGGGTAACAGCAGTAGGGAACGCCGCTCGCGAGGGCGGCGTTTTTCCAACCAAATTGACAACTTAGCGAAACAACCGTATAAGGCACTTTCATGGCTACCCCTCCTGCAAACACCGAACAAACTTTCGATGACGCGTTTGCCGAAGCGATGGCTGCCGATGCAAAGGCGGTCCCCGCGTCACCCGATGCCACTGCCTCTACAGCGCAAGATCCACCCGCAGGTGACGCCAAGCCCGATGCAGGGGCTGCGGACGCGGGTGCAGTTGAAGGCGCTGGTGCCGAAGGTACTGGTGCCGAAGGTGAAGCCGCTGCAGCAGCAGTCGAAGCCGCTGCTGCTGGCGCTGCTGATAAGGGGGGCGTTCCAGCCGTTCCTGCAGCGGCTGCGGCAGCAGCTGCGGCTGGCGGCGAGACACCTGAACAGGAACTAGCCCGGCTGCGGACCGAGAATGCAGCGCTGGCCGCTGCTCGCGACAAGCCCGCCCCGGCAGCCCCTGCCGAACCCGCCGCTCCTGCCGCGCCTGCCGCTGCTGCGGCTCCTGCCGAGCCGAAGTGGTACCAACCTGCTGCGGAAGAGACGGAGCGGATACAGGCGTTCGAGAAGGAATGGCCCGACATCCACAGCGCGGTGCAGGCACTGGTCAAGCAGGCGGGGTACAACGCCGCCGAATACGTCTTTCATACCATCGCCAAGACATACAATCCGACACTGCAGGAGTTCGCGCAGTTGTCGCAGACGATGCAGGAACAACTGGCGCTGGGTGCGTTGCGGGCCGAGCACAACGATTACGACGCGATCTACGACAACGTGGTCGTATGGGTGGATACACTGTCGCCTGCATTCAAACGTGGGGCCAAGCAGGTGATGGAGTCCGGTACGCCGGAAGAGGTTAACGATCTCATCACGGCGTACAAGGAAACGGATGCGTACAAGTTGCAACTTGCTGCAGCGGGTGGTGCCAAGCCAGCGGCTACCCTTGCTCCAGCACCGGCAGTAAACACGGCAGCACTGTCAGCGGCAGCCAAGAAAGCGGCGGGCAAGCTACAGGTCGTCGGGTCCAAACGTACCACTCCAGTTGCACCAGCTGCTGCCGACGATTTTGATGGGGCGTGGGCAGAAGCATTGCGTGTCAGCTAGGATCTGATACCAACTTCCTGACAGAAAGGGCTGCATCATGCCGAATACCACATACGGTGACATCACGCCGCGCACAGCCGCGTATGTCGTCAAGGATCTGCTGAAGCGTGCGATGCCGTACATGTGCATCGAGAAGTTCGGTCAGCAGTATCCGATCCCGCAGAACAACACCCAGACCGCGAAGTTCCGGCGCTACTTTCTCGTCGGTGCGACAGGCTCCGCTGGTGCAGGTGTCGGTGGCGTGAACGGTGCGCAACAGCCGTTCTACGTGCCGCTGGCACTGACGCCGCTGGTCGAAGGGGTCACGCCGAGCGGTTCGCGGCTGACCTATCAGGACTACACCGTCCAGCTGTACCAGTACGGCGATTTCATCGGCATCACCGATGTCATCGAGGACACGCACGAAGACCCGATCCTGCAGGAATCCACGCAGATCATGTCGGAGCAGGCCGCGCTCACGCTGGAGACGGTCCGCTACAACGTGCTGAAGGCGGGCACCAACGTGTTCTACATTGGTCCGACCGGCACGCTGGTCGCCAATCGCACCCTGATCAACGGGCCGATGACCATCGACAACCAGCGGCGCATCACCACGGCGCTCAACCGGCAGAATGCGAAGTTCATCACGCAGGCGCTGAAGAGCACGCCGGACTACCGGACGGAACCGGTGGAAGCCGCGTACATCGGGCTGCTGCACCCCGATTGCGAAACCGATATCCGGCTGATGGCGGGCTTCATTCCCACCAAGCAGTACGGCACGGTGACCCCGTACGAGAACGAGATCGGCGCGGTGGAGCGGGTGCGCTATCTCACCTCGACGGTGTTCTCGCCGTATCCCGATGCGGGTGCCGCCACCTCCACCATGCGGTCCACGACCGGTGCCAACGCCGACGTGTATCCGATCCTGTACATCGCCCGCGATGCGTACGGCATCGTGCCGTTGCGCGGCAAGGACTCGATCACGCCGATGGTGGTCAACCCGAAACCGGCAGCGGGCGATCCGCTGGGCCAGCGCGGTACGGTGGGCTGGAAGGCGTGGCAGTCGGCCATCATTCTGCAGGATGCGTACATCATCCGCGCAGAAGTCGGCGCGACGAAGTAAGGAGCGGCCATGTCGAAGAGAATCGATCTGACACCGCTGGCGGCGGATGCGCCGGACCCGCCAGCGACGGCGTACGTGCAAGCGGCGATTACGGACCCTGAAACCAAGAAGCTGTTCGAGGCGCTGATCGTCGAGATCCGGAAGCAGGTGGCGGCGGGCGGCGGTGGTGAGCCGGGCGGTGGTGTGCCGCAGGGCGATTTCGACGCGTTGAAGGCGTCGGTCATCACGGATCTGAACTCGCTCCGTGATTCGATCATGCTCACGCATGCTTCGCTCGATGCCGATGCTGGCGTGGCTACCACCACGTTCGCGGCGATGGGCGATCCACCCCCGATCACCACGGTCTAGCTCAACGCTGACCACACGTAAAGGACATTCATCATGACAGCACGTCTTACCACCAGTACCCAGTCCGGCGCGGGGGGTGTCATCAACATCGCCAGTGGCAATGTCGTTGCCGGGGCGGCGGCAGCCACCGACGAGCCGTTCCTGTGCGGCTTCACGCCGCGCTACGTCAAGTTCATCAACCGCACCGATGGCGTTCAGCTGGAGTGGTTCGATGGCATGGCGGCGAACAGCGCCATCCGTACCGTCGCTGCAGGCACGCGCACGCTCGATGCGGCGTCGGGGATCACCGTCAGCCAAGGCCAGTTCTTGGTCAAGGCAGCGGATCTCCCGGCGTCGAAGTCGTGCTCGTGGCTGGCCTTCGGCTAACCAAGGAGAGATCGATGAACTTCAAGTCCGCAATGGCGTACGTTCAATCACTGCCCTTGGTCAAGGGCGAGGTGGAATACATCAGGATGCTGCTGTCGCAGGCGGAAGCCCGGCGCGGTGTTCCTCCCAGCCCCGAGGAAGAAGCGGCTGCCGCTGCGATGGTTGCGGTGACTGCGGCCAATGCGACGGCTGCAGCCAGCGACAAGGCGGCGGAACAGGCAGCCCGCGATCTGCAGAGCGCGGC